AGTTTTTAACCATTTGGCAAAAGCGAGAATCTTCAAGACGAGGTTCGCTTGTTATTCCTTTACTGAAATCCGTAATTTTTATTTCGTATATTTTTCCCATATTAAAAGAAAGTTGTTACTATCATTTTTCCATTTCCACCCGCGCCTGAACTCCCGGAAGCGCCGCTAAATACTCCAGCCCCACCACCTCCGCCTGGAGCTGTTCCTGCCCCCGCAGTGCCATCATCTGTGCCTGCGCCACCACGACCACCATAAATAGATGTTCCCCCTGCCGCCTCTCCTCCACCTGAAGCACCGCCTCCGCCACCGCCGCCATAAGTAGAATTACCCCCTACATAAGCCGTTGAATTATTTGCTGCTCCTCCTCCGGCGGCTGAATAAAGACCATTTCCACCCACAGCCGCAGATGCCCCGACTCCCCACAATGTATTTAATGCACCTTGTAAATTTCCTCCATTTCCGCCAGTTCCGTTAGTTGATTGAACTCCTCCGGTTCCACCAGTGGAAGTAGCCCAACCGCCAAAAGTTGTATTTGTTCCAATATTGCCATTGGCAGTAGTATTTACTTGTGCCGCTCCGCCAGTTCCAATAGTGATAGTTTCAATTGCTCCAAGAGAAGAAGCATCAAGCCAAGTTTCTCTATATTCTCCTCCTCCTCCACCACCAGTACCATTTGTGCCACTTACTACACCTGCACCCCCACCGCCTGCTCCCCATCCTTGCACCAAAACCTTTTTCGCTCCTGCTGGTTTAGTCCAAGTTCCACTGGAAGTCCAAACGGAAGTTGAAGCGACAGAAGCAACACCGCTCATAGTTCCTGAAACTATTAAATTTCCGCTTACTGTTAAGTTCGTTGAAGTGGCATTTGTGGTAGAAGCAATCGTAAAATTAGCCGAGTCAAAAATATGATTAGCCGTCCAGTGATAAGATATCCCTTGGTCAACTGCCGAAGTAGTCCAACTCGGGGCCGCCGCCGTTCCGTTAGAAGTCAGAAATTGTCCCGAAGTCCCAAAACCGGCAACCACTCCCAATTGTGTTGTCCCATTTCCTAAAAGCACCTGATTAGCGGATAGGGTGGTTGAACCCGTGCCTCCTTTGCTTACGGTGAGCGTGGAAGCGTTCCAAACGCCCGTGGTGATAGTTCCTACCGTCGCAAGGTTTGCGGCGCTTGTAAGGGCATTTGCGCTTGTCAGCCCCGCCAGGGTGGTTATAAGAGGCAATGTGGTAGTGGAAACTTCTATCTTGCCCGCGTTGAGAGCGGTGAAGTTATTATTGACAGTTGTTTTTAAGGCGTAAGACACTGTTTCCGTTCCCGTGATGGTTGAAAGTGTAGTCCCAAGATTTTTTTGAAAATAACAAGAAATATGCCATTTGCAAGTAGAAATCTTTTCCCATAAAGTGGGTTTAAGTTGAATCGTTTGCAATTCAACGGCATTTGCCGTCAGAGAGAATGAGAGAAGTAAAATGATAAAAATCTTTTTCATATATTTTCCGCCAAAGGAGTTAACGACTTTTCGTTTATTGTTCCTTTTGTTATGGGATGACCTACGGAATCCACCGGTTGTTCGGCCTCATCAACCGTCATCGTCGCTTCGTCCACTAAAATATCTCCCGCACTGCTTAAATTAGTCAGGGATTTTTCGTTTATTGGATTTGGTGTTATAGATGGCATTTTATTTATTCGACTCGTTTGAAACTGTTAATCTATTTCTGCGGTCTTTTAATCTTCCAGCATAGAAATTTACTAAATCGTTTGTTTCAACAAAAATATCCTGCTGAAGTTGAGGCACGCGGTCTTTTTTATAAGATTTGCAATAAGGCAAAGCCATCATTTTGGCAATCAATGGGTGAAAGGGAGAAGCAATACCGGGAATTAAATCCCCGGTAGTCAGTTCGTCAGAAGTTATCGTATGAACTCTAGTGTATTTGAAAAGAAAACCTGTAGCTAAAGTTACTGAAGTGGCAACCGGAGCAGGACGCAAAAAGAAAGTCCTTCCCGTCCAACGGATTTTTGTCGGCAATCCGGTTGATGTTTCATCAGTTTCTACGATAGACGAAGATTCTGCTTGTGTTTCCTCTTTGAGAAGATGAAAATATCCATCCTTATCTTTTACTTTGCTTTCCAAAACCGTCAGAAATTTATCGGTAATCGTATATTTGGAAACTCCTTCCGACAAAGCGATAGTTCCTTCGGCTAAATCTCCCTGATTATCATCATCATAAGGATAAGAACGGCAAACTTCTATGATTTTGGAAACTAAAACCTCAATCGCAGAATTGAGACGGCGAAGAATCGAGGTGTCAGAATAACTGTTGCTGTCCGCATCGCATAAATCCCTTGTTTCCTGCACTATGTCCGATATTTTCATTTTGATTTTTAATTATTTATAAACTCCTATTTTTGCTTCCCGTTCACAAGCCGAGAAGCAAAGTAGAAATTCATTTACCATTTAGCCGAAGCTCTGCAACTTTTTGTTCCGGCGGTCACTGTCGTAACAGAACATCTAACCGCGTAAGGAACTTCCTGCATAAAGTATATTGCCGTAGCGCCGGCCGATGTAAGTCCGTCTAGAAAAACAGTCGTAGTCGCCGTAAGGGAAGCATCGTTCGCCAGAAGATGATTAAAGTCATACCAATTCGTTCCATCGTCGGATAAATCAACACTGAAAGTCGTGGTTCCCGTGGTCGTGAAGAAGAATGTTACTTCTTCCGCTCCCGCAGTGACAAAATATCCATTGTCCTTGCGTCCGTCGGAAGTCCACCAAGGCGTAATGCTGGTAGAATAAGCCGAAGTGGTCGTCGAATAATAAGTCTGGTTGGTTGAGGTGGCAAAGAATCTGTAATTCTGATAATCAGACGAAGGAACGGCAATCTGTTTGGCAATGTTCCCGAACGCGAAGCGGTCTAAACTGAACAATACTAACCCAAGTATGGCGACCGCTATTCCTATTGTTAGTTTTTTGTTCATATTAGAATCCCAAATCGTAATAAACTTCTATATCAGTATCCGATGCGCGAACAAAAGTCATAAACGCACACTGTCCCGTCGCAATAGTCAAAGTGCTGGTTGCCTGTTGCAAATTCATTCCCGTGCCCACCGCCAAAGTGAATGGCGTAGAAGCGGTAGAAGTGGCGTTACAAATCATCAGATTCCGCGAATCACCGGCATTACGAAGATTGGCGATAGTTGAAGTCGCGGGCAAAGTAGCGGTAATACCCGCAACATTCGGAGTAAATTCAATCAAACTTTCATCATCCATATCGGTATAAAGGAATGTCGCAGTCGTATCATTGGTTGAAGTCGCCCTTTTGCCTCCATAAACCAAACCTTTATTGAAAAAGGTTGGAGTTAAAATATTGGGACCGCTCAATGCTCCAAGTTCAGAAGTTTCGACTTTTACATTAACCGGTCTCACGAGAGCCAAGCCGGCCACTATCAGGGCGGCTACGGCAATTACGGAGACAGTTATCAAAATTTTATTCATTGTCGTTTAAGTTAATCTGATAATGCCGCGAGTTGCTTTTCCAAAGCGGCTTTTTTGTGCTCGTATTTAACGGGATTTTTCAACTTGTAAGTTTTCATCAGTTCACGGAATGTTTCTTTCGTCTGACGATTCTTTGAAGCGCCTTCAATCGTCAATTCTATTTTCACTGGTTGTTTTGGTTGTTTTTTCATCATAGATTTTGGCTTCTTGAGCCGATTAGAGGAAGGCAGGAATGGTGCTGGCTGCCCTCCGTTAATCGGCCCAAAAGCCGATTAACTAACTATGCAAGCGTGATGTCGATGGTTAAGGCGACCTTTTGCGCCCAGAGCTTAAATCCTACATTCAACCAAGCGACAATTTCCTTTCCTGTCTTTGCCGGAACTGATTTCTCTTCGTAGTGCGAACCGCCCGGTGTCGCAAAGGTAGCTACACCCGCGACTCCGAATACGCGGTGTCCTGAATTGGTCGCGGTAATCGCGCCTAGTGTCTCCGTAACAAAAGTCCCTGAACGGACGACATAGATGTCAACTCCCATAAAGTTTCCGATAAGTCCGTTGTTCAAGACGGCGTCGGCGAATGAGAATCCCGAAGCCGCGCCCGCCTGAATGATTCCCGGAACATCCGTGTTCTCTACGATTACATAAAGACCTTTATAAACATCCGCGTATCCCGCGACTTTAGAGATAAGTTCAGAAAAGATAATCGGGATATTCGCGGCTGTCGTAAATCCGCCGGCCGGTGTTGAGTAAGGAGTATCTGTCGCATCCTCGCATAAACCGTTAAGGACATACTTATCCACTCCATAAGCCACTGCGTAGGCCAATTCATCCATCCTTGAGGCCATTATGTCGTAAGTTGACATTGTCTGCTCAAATTCGTAGACATGGTTGGCGCAAGTTATTTGGTCTACAACCGTCAAAGCGTCATTCATGTTAGTCCAAGCTGAAGTCGAATAAGTTCCAACTATCGTCGCTATGGTCGCGGTGTTCTGTCCGGCATAGGGATTGTAGATATAGAACAAATCCGAGGTGTCGTGCTGGCAGACTTTTTCGGCAACTAACGAGTTGCGAAGAATCTGCTGCATCGTGGAAGAAAAATACTTAATCCTCCACTGTTGTGTTGCTGGTGTGTTCGTAAAAGTGAACTCTTTTTTTACCCTTATAACTATCAGCTAGTTGCTGATAGCTACAAGGTTTTAAAAGAGCTGATTTAACTAATAAATCACCACTCACGCACCACTCTGAACACCATTCTCGAAATTACTTTCTTTTATTAAGTTTTTCCGCCATTCTTGCTTCCGCTAACTTTTCGATGTCCTCGTCTTTTTCGGGAAATTGTCCTTGTTTCGCTCTTTGAATCAGGGTATCTCCCGTTATTGTCGTAGAAGCTCTTGAACTTCCGGTATTGGAAGCGGCGGCTGACCGTCTTTCTTCCAGTCGGAGTTTCAGAATACTCTGCATTTCAGACGTTTTTTTGGCTTCGGCGACTGTTATATTCTTAAATTTCGCCCAACCAACAACTTCTTCGACATCTTCGTCGGGGACATCGGATAAGGCGCGAATATCGGATAAAGAGTATTCCGGTTTAGGGAGTTCTTTTTCCTCTTTCTTGCCTTTCTCGGCCTTTTCGGCGCGAATCCGTTGGTTCTCGGCAATTTCTTTGGCTTTAGCAATTTCATCATCCTTTACTTTAGCCAAAATCGCCTCATTCTCCGTAATAGATGTTTTAAGAGTTTCTATTTCCTCTAAAGTTAAGGCACTTCGTTCCTCGTCGGTTAAGGCCCCGAACTCAGCCCAAGTTTTTATTTCCATATATAGAATGTGTTTAAGGTCAACATCAGACCATTTAACTAATAAATTATTAAACTGCTATCATTTCATCGAATCTTTTTGTAAACGAACTTTCTTTTCCGCCGCCGTTTCCTCTTTTGTGTTGGCGATACTTTGCAATTCTATAAACATTCTGTTCATGTGGTTAATCATCATATTCCTTGACCTTACAAGATTGGCCGCCTGCTGGTCGGGCATATTGTCCGCGGGAATCATTCCGTAAACATCCTGAAGAAAACCCATCGGGGCGTTGTAATCCATCGGGGGGAGAAAAAACTTCCTCATCAATTTCAGGCGGTAATCGTTGTCTTTGAACATCGCTTTCAATTCTCTAACTTCATCTTCCGTGAATCTCGGCTGTTGAGCGTTCATTTCGTATTGTCTTTTTATTTCATCAATCATAATTTTATTTATTTATGCTTTCGACCCCCGGCAATGCCATCCCAGCACCTTGAGGCACCATAGGAGGTTGCGCGGATATTGAACTCAATTCCACAGGGCTGATAATCCCCGTTGAACTTAAAATCTTATTAAATATCAATCGCATATTCGGGTCTGCTAAAACATTGGGATTTGAAGCTATGCTTTGTAAAATTGTAGAAAGCGTTTGAAGCACCGCTTGTTTATCGATTGGCTCGTTGGTTATGCCAACTTCAACATCCCATTCAAGGTTCTTGAATACTTTTCCCCAAGTTATATCTCCGGGGCCGAAGCTCCTCATATTTCCCATAGGAGCAAGTCCTTCTTTGATTTTCATTTCTTCTATTCCCTTGTTGAACATTTCGGGAATCTCGCCGTTTAGGATTTTCTCTTTCGCGCTTTGGTTGTAATTCCTGATTGCCTGATTCGGAATATACATAGCGTCAATCTTTTTGATATCGCTGTCTTTTAAGACGGCCATCACTTCTTCTTTGGTGTTAAGTTTCGTTTTCAAATAAGGGATAACGAACCGCCTCAATATTTCTTCAAGATATAAACCTTTGCTTTCGGTCATTATTTCAAATAACGAACCTGCTTGTTGGGTTAAAAGCGCCACAGAAGAATATGGAGTTCCAGACGGCGGAGTAATAGCTCTCATTGCTTCAGGAGTGGAAGTAATTTCCATCGCCAGAGCTTTCCATTGCCCAGCGAAGTTCTGCAACTGCGTGATGTCGGCTTTGTAAAGATTCGCCTGCGTAAGGGGCATATTCTCTTTGTGAATCAGTATTTCGCCCGTTTCTATCGCGTTTAATGCATTTCTTCCCAAAAACGAACCATCGGCGGTCTGAAGTATCAGCTTTGAAGTTATATCCAAAGTATCTTTCATATTTTTCATCGAGTGGTTTTGCATCCATTGGGCGTCAAACAGATATTCAACGGCTCCGATAGACATAACCCGTCCATCTTCCTTGATGAGATGAGTCAGAAGATACTGGTCGCCTTTTAATCTGCCTTTATAAAGAGTGAAGTCGTCAAAAGTCTTGGTTTTTTTGTTTTTTGTAAAAGAGATTATATGTTTTTGCCAGCAATAATTATTCCAATCATCGTCAGTCGGCTTGTCTTTCAATAGCGCCACGGGCAATTCTCCCGTCACTTCAAAGAGTTCAATAAATTCGGCGAGATTGTCTTTCTTCGTTGTTTTGTCGTTCTTGCGCGATACAAGAGATTCAATAAGATTTTCCGCTTCGTCTTTGTCTATCTCCGGCATCCGCAGAAGTTGAGCGGGAGTTTTATAAATTCTTTCTATTCTCGGCAAAGCTTCAAAGTCAACGGCGTCGGTTATCATGCGGTTCCAAGGGATAACGGAAGGAATCAGTTCTCCGTCTTTTTCAACGAACTTCACTATCGCCGAACCATATTGAGCGAGGGCGCGCCCCCATTCGTTCAGGAAGATTCCGAATTTGCTCTTGTTCATCCATTCCTGAAGTTTCACGGTTGCGAAAAAACAGGCGATGGTATCGGAGTTTTTAGTAGGTCTAATAATTACATCCTTGCGATCTAAATCCGTAGCCCGATACCAGATGTTAACCGCGGCCGTGATGATGTTGAAAAACGGTTTATCCCTGCCTAGAGAATCTTTATCGCCCGTCGTGTGTTTTGAATTAGAATAAGCGATTATGCGCTCAACCGTATCGCGATGACTGAAAGAAACAAACTCACCCAGTTGAGTCTGGCCGATTTGATAATTCTCTTCGCCGCGTCTAACGATTTGTGGAACTGTTTCCTTAATCATTTGTGTTTTCTTTTAGGTTTCCAACGACTTTCAGCACCTATTTTATTAAAATATGTATCAGTTTTTTTATGGCATTCTTCACAAAGTGTTCGCCCATTATCTATCGCAAAGCGCAATTCAGGATAATCGCAAAATGGTTTTATATGGTCGGCATTTAATTTAATTGTTTTTCCATTTCCACTTTTTGCTCCACACCAGATACAAGTAAAGTTATCTCTTTTAAAAACTGATTCACGCCAAAGTTTATATTCCAAAGAATGTCTTATTAACACATTTATTGGAGTTATTCCGCCTTTCCAATTACTACAACGATTACCTTTTTTGGAACATGATTTACAAAATTTCGCACCATATTTTATTAATTGTTTTCCACATTCTTCACATTGAGGTCTTCCACCTTTCCAATTTGGATGTAATTCTTTTCTTATATCAAATCTTTCTTTTCCAATTTTAGATAAAGATATTTTATTACCCCATTTATGGCCATTAATTCTTCTATATTCGCCAACCTTTTTACCATTTTCCGAAATCATTTCTTGAAATTTTGAATCTTTATTTCTACATTGATAAGAACAAAATCTAATTAATTTTTTAGAACGAGGGTTAGGAATTTCCTTTTTACAAATTTCACAAACAAAATTTTTAGGTGTCTTTCTAATCATTTTTTTCTATGTTTAATTTTACTTCGTTTCCAAGTCTTTTTAGTAGCAAAATAGAACCGAACTTGCCGGGCTGTATATTTTTTACCTTTATGATAATAAAAACGTCCTCTTTTTTTAAACGGCATAATTTAAAACAAATAAAAGCCACCTTTCAGTGGCTTTCCGTGTGTTCGGAGTGAGCCTATTTATTCAATTATTTCCAGTATAACAAACCTGCAAATTATGTCAATAGGCAAAAATATAGCAGTTATCCACAAGTGATAATTGGTGTATCAAGCACTTTTAACTCCCGATGATGGTATTCGTCTATGCTTTTTATCTTTCCTCTCTTGTCATAATTTAAATGAACAGAACCGTTCTTCATCGCTATCCTGCGAAGTTCGATGAATAATTGTTGTTCATCCTCATCGAGTTCTATTATTGCCTTTCCCATTTCGCGCACAATTCCTTAACTTTGGCCGCCGACCAGTCTCCCGGATATTTATAATATAAAATCATAGATTCTGACGGGTCTCCTTTCATATCTAACACTTCCGGAGAATAAACGGGTATGGCGAATTTCTTTATCAACCATTGTATCGGTTTAATCTGCTTCGGCCACTTATTGCCTAAGAATAAATCTCTTGAATACTTTTGAACTTCTAAAATCTTATCCACGGGATTCTCATAAGGAAAAGTCCTGAACCAGTGAGAGTAGAAACAATTTCGGGTGGATATAATTCTTCCGCCGCTTAACCAAACCTTACAGGCAACCTCCGTTCCTTGCTGTCCCCAATTCCCGAATTTCTCATCGCAGATTTCCAAATCCCAGTAGTCTTTCTTGGAAATCATAAAGCACGAACCTTGTATGGACATAGTTTCGGTTATTTCGTGTTCATCGTCTTGCTCTTCGCAGTATTGAAAGTGAAGGTTTGTATCAAAGTAGTAATTCGTCATCACCGGTTTTGGTATCGGTTTCCAAACAAGTTCTTTTTTCATTTCTTCTCCGCATTGCTCGCATTTCTTATCCTCAAATTGCTGGCCGTTCTTTCGGTGTCCTTTATCGCAGATCCAGTCGTAGCAGTGAAGATTGGTCAAGGCCGGCACAACCACAGTCGCTTCTTTGGCGAGTTTCAGAAGTTCCACATCGAATCCTTGAGAGAGTGAACAGTGAGCATCCAGCTTCATCAGGTAGTCGCCAGTTGCCTTTTGAGCCAAATAATTAGTCATTGCTCTTTGACCCATAGGTTTTTCATTGATGACAAATTGCAATTTTTTTTGTGTATATTTAATTTGCGCCAATGCCACAAGGTCAATATCATTTTCTTCCAAGCCGTCCAAGCCAACCAAAACCTCAATATCGCCCTCTGCGTGCTTGAAAATATCGTCTATCGTTTGCTTTAAATAAATTTCCTGCCTCGCGGGAATTAAGATGCTCAATTTACTCATTTTGTTTCATTTAGCCTCGCTCTATTTATATTTCGCATAAATTGCTGTTCCTGTATGCGTATTAAATTATCTGGCTGACTTCTCGCGGTTTCCATCATCAAGGCATATCTCAAAGCGTCTAAGGCGTGGTCGTTTTCCTTAACAGGTATCTCATCGCCTTTTCTGTTTTTAGGGTCTTCATAAACGTAAGTTTCAAGTTCCCAAATAAGATTTTGGCAGGATTCGTGAATGAATAACCGCCTCTGCTTGAATAATTCCCTTATCGTATTTATGCCGTTTCTGATTGAATCTTTGCCTTTAATCACTTCCCGGACATTCACACCTCTCCGTTTTAATTCTTCTATCCCTCCGGCGCTTTCAGGGTCGGGATAGCACTCATTCCATTTAAGGGCCGAAACATAATCCGCTATCTGCGCGTCTGTCTGTCCCGATTTATACCATTCGCTCGGAACATAATAAATTCCGTGATGATTTTTTTTGATTTCTATAGCCGCGGCGGGATGGACGAATCCGAAGTCCACGCCTCCGAATGTTTTTGAAACTTCTTTGATTTCCTCTTTGTAGATGTGTTCTTTGCGATTGAATTCCTTATAAACCAGTCCTTCAGTCTTTCTGAAGTCCGCCATATACTCTTGGGCGAATCTGTCTTCGGTCAGTTCCTGCTTCGCTTTTTCAATCTCTTCAACCGGAATATACGGATTATCGTAAGTTGTGAAATGAAATGATTTATAATCCTTATCCCGGCTTTCAAAATTGAATAAATCGTATAGGTGAGTAAATCCTTTCGGAGTTCCAAGGAATAAAGCCGAACCTTTTCTTGGAGTCAAAGTTGGCCTCAATACTTCCTGCCAATAAAGCCAGAAATCTTTGTAGTTCTGCGTTTCATCAAGAACTATGAAATCAAATTCCCTACCTCTTAAATTTTCAACCGATTCCCAGCCTTTTAATTGAATCTGCGAATTGGTTCCATCTTTGGCGAGAACTTTCATCTCAAGACGTGTTTCATTGGGTTCTTGAACGAATATGGGCTTGTATCTCTTTATCATCCTCTGCCAAGCAATATCTCTTGCTTCACCATAGTTCGTGGCGAGATAAGCTATTTCTTTATTTCCCTTGAAAAGAACTTTGCCAAGAATTTCCTCTATGGCTAATTCGGTTTTTCCGAATTTGCGTCCACACACTAAAACGCGGAATCTATGCCTATCAAGTCCTATTATTTTTTGGGATGGAGTCGGAATCATTAATAAAAGTTTCTGATATTTGAATAATCGGAGCTATTCTTTCTCCGCCGCTCGTTAAATCCGTTTTCTGGGCGTGAAGTTTATCAAGATATTTCGCCACTCTTACTTGCAAGGCGGCCAATTTCTTGAAATCCTTTTCAGTGGCTTTTCCCGCATAAATTTTCTCAACTAATTTTAAATCCTTAGAAACTATTTTCCTTATCAATTTTAATTGAGGTTCTTCAAATTCATATCCTTTCCTGCCTTGATTTTTCGCTAATTTATTTCCTCTTTGAAATCCTTTTGGCATAACGAATTAAACATTGACAAAATTATATTTTCGTATTAAAGTTTCCGCTTTACCATACATTTAAACTTACACCTTCTTCTCCCAAAATTCTCCTGGCATTTCTATTATCAGCATTATCAATAATTGTCCCTCTCTTCAAAGTAAAACCTTTAATTCCTGCAACATCATACATCAATAATTTTCCCCACTTGCTTCCATCAATATAATATTCGCCACAAGGAACTTCATCATCTCCTTCAAAATAAATATAATCTCCATCTTTAATTTCTCTTTCATTTTTGTCTTTCATATTTTCTTATTTGCGTAATATTTATACATATTTTCTTATTAGTGTCGCGGCCTGACTTTTAGTTATCCCCAATTTATAGTTCTTGCTTAAATTCTCCGCGCATTCGTTTAAACAATCTTTGTAAGCTTTGTTATTGATGTGTTTTTTAATCCATTCTACTTGCCGGGCAAACGCCTCAATTTCCTGTTCCTGCCTGAATTGTTTATCCCATATCCATTTTGTCCACCATATATCGGGACTTGGGAACGCTTGTTGTTGCCACAGGTGGACTTTCTCATGATAGATTATATCTTCCGGTATTTTCTCTCCTGATAGATTATAAATATCCGGGTAATAAGGGAAGAATGCTTTTTCCGGCGGATTGAAATTAAGCTTTATCTCATTCCAGTTCGGCGGCGGACAATTTTTTATTTCCATTCAGTTTATCTAAACCAATCCATTATGCTAAATTTCTTTTCCTGTGGCATTTCCAAACTTTTCTTTTTTAATTCCCGCGCTTCGGCTTCTAAAATGCTTATGGCCTGCGGGAGTTTTTGATCTTCCAAAATTTTTAGGCGGGCTTGTAAATTGGAAATAACATTGGATTGAATTTTCTGCTTTTCTTCCAAGATGGCGATTTCCTCCCGAAGTTTAGTGAATTCTATGTTGGCAAGTTGACGCCAAGTCTCTAAATCTATTTTGGGAGTAAAAATGTCTAATGGCATATATTTAATATTTAGCGTTTGGATTCATTTTTGCCGGATTACTTTCGTCATAAAACGGCTTTTGCTCGTAAGTCGGCTTTATTTCTTCGCTTGAGTATTCGTGGTTGAAATTATAATAAACAAAACAAATAACTGTTGCTGCCAAAATTGCCAAAATTATATAAATTATTTTTCCCATAAGCATTTCTTAAGCCGAGGTTTATTCTTTGGGGTTTCCCCGGCTTTTAGAAAAAGTAGAAAGCTACTGATTCTTATTTTTAAACCCCAGCTTAAAAAATATTT